ATGCGAAAAAGTTATAAAAGCTTCTCGATTGATAGTGATTTTAGAGGGAAGAGTAAACTCATCGACGAAATTTTGCAGTACATGCATAACGCGCAGCCGGAATCGTGTGTTTACTTACTCATTACGAATAACTGTGGTGGTGCAGTAAATGATGCAGAACGTCTAGTTAGAGGCATCTGCAAGAATAATCACATAAAAATACATATAATTTTCAGAGGGTATGCAATAAGCGCTGCTGCATACATTTACAGTTATTTTGTATTTTACGATGCTCGACATCAACATGTGGTCATTGAGGCTGGTACTCCACTGTGCATAGTTTTTCATAAACCCCGAATTTTCCGTGGGCAGGTGTTTAGTTTCGCTAACAACATATTTGAAAACGCAAAACTTACTGATAAATCTGATAAATATTTGCTAACTATAAGCAAAGAGTTTGATGACATTTTTAATGCAATGCATAGCATCCTGCTGGCTGAAGGGGAGCTAATTGCTCCTCATTTGAAAGATGTCTATAATATGAACGGTGATGTATCTTTCACATTCCCAAAGGAGGTACATAATGAAAAAGCGGGAAGATACCGGTATTATCGCTAGGGCAAGACTGAGACGTTTTGCGCTGCTCCGTACTGGGAAGGTTGAAGCGCCAACTGATCTACAGACAGATACAAAGCGCCTGCGGTTGCGCAAGGACTTTGAAGAAGAGCAGCAACGTGCAATCGACAAAGGCGAAAGTATTGAGATTTGGTAAGTAGTTCAAGAAATTTACATCTGCGTTTGAATGAACTGAGTGTCACTCATCAAAAAGCCTGTTAATTCACAGGCTTTTTGTGTTTTAAGGCTTGAACCAAGCAACAAATGCTTCAATGAAAATTACTTTGAACTAAGTTTATCAAACGGGTTCAATGTGATAGCCGCATCAAGGTGATCCGGCGCAAAATGAGCATAGCGCATTGTCATCATGATCGTGCTGTGACCAAGTATCTGTTGAAGTACCAGAATATTGCCTCCGCGCATCATAAAATGACTGGCAAACGTATGGCGCAGGACATGAGTCCGCTGTCCTTTCGGTAATTCGATGCCAGCGCGTTTGAGTGCCGCTTTAAACGCTTCATAAGAAGGGGAGAATAGGGCGCCACGCTTTTTCGGCAAAAGTTTGTGCAATCGCTCAGAGATTGGCACTGTTCGGTTTTTTTTGCTCTTGGTCTGGGTGTATGTGAGACGGCCCGGTAGAATTTGAGATTGTTTTAAATCTTGTGCTTCGCTCCAGCGAGCGCCGGTCGCCAGGCATATTCTGACGATAACCCCTAGATCCTTGTTGGCCGACTCGTCACAAGCGGCAAGTAGGCGCTCAATTTCCTCTTCGTACAGGAAAGCCAACTCCTGATCACCTTCCTTGAATTGCCTGATTCCTGATAACGGGTTTTCACCTTCCCATTCACCCAGTCGTTTCATTTCCGAAAAAACAGCGTGCAGGTATGATTGCTCACGGTTTACGGTAGCCTCACTGAGTTTCTTTTTACCTTTCTGATTCCATTCGCCGCTTAAGCGTCTTTCCCTATACACTGCAAATGTGTTTTTATCAAAATGGATTGCAAGTGGATCGCCTAGCCGCTCGCAGATGGCGAGTAACTTCACTTTTCGTTCTTCACCAGAGGTAAGCGTTTTTCCGTGCATTTCGTACCAGCGCTCAACGAACGCCGAAAGTGACACGGCGTTGTCATTAACAAGCTGGGGAATAGTATTGTTTACCAGTCGGCGCTCATGTGAAAGCGCTTCGCCTTTGGTGGCAAACTGTTTACGAATGCGTTTCCCGTTTGCACCATATGGATAACACTCGCTAAGCCATTTACCAGATGGAAGCTTACGAACGGTCATTCTTTTTCGCCTGCAATAGCAAATCCCGAATTTTAGCCAGATGGGAATTTTCGGGGATTGAATCCATGTACGGATCGCGCTCAAACACTAGTTGTTCAGACTCAACGAAAGCCTGCCACTCTGTTGGGTCTAGCTCAAACTCCATAGCAGACATATCACTTTCATCTTCCCCTTCGATCCATCTAACCAGATAAAACAACTCTTCAGGGGATAAATCATCTTCATCATCGACAACATCAACGTCGGTGACAGTGATACGGAGGCTGGGATCAGTTTTAGAAACGTAAATCCCTAACTGCGGCATAGTTGAAAGATCGCTCATAAAAACTCCTTTTCTGAGTATTTGCTATTTGAATAAAACCGCACCAAGCAGGATGCCGGCCAGAAGGATACAACCAAGTTCTTTAGGGTAGCCGCGCAATAAATCGAGCACAGATAAGCGTTCTGGTGGTACTGATGTAGCGACTTTCTCAGCATTATTTTGCTCATTGCACAGCCAGCCAAAGGCCTGTTGCAGTTGTGCTTTTGTTAGGCTGTTGAGGCGGCGGCTACCAAATGAGATATCGCAATATTGATATAAAGCTTGCTTTACTTCGTCTTCAGCAGATTTCTTTAATATCTGATGCATGAGTGCCTTACAGGCACTGGCTTCTTGCAGTTTTGCGAGTTCGTTTTGAAGTAGTTCAATAGCGGTCGGAAATTGCTCTTTGGTTATTTCGTTAATGCTGTTTACGCCGACAACAGCGTGAACGCGCTGCCAGACGATGTAGCCTTCTTCGTTACTGGCCTCGGCCACATCTTTAGCAAGCTGGTTCAATTGTTTTCTTTGAGCTACTACAAGCGGTTCTGCTTCAGATTCTTTGCTGCCAGGAACTACAATGTTTACAACATCGCGCCCGATTAACTGATCGACCTTAACATTGCCTTCGTGAAAATCCCGGCCTGCTGCGCGATTCTCCCTTCCACTAACTTCATTGTTCATAATGCCTCCTGTCTAAATATCTACTTCACTTTTTGTTCTCGTTGTAATCCCTACCTGCAACGCGGTTGCCCTGGCCTGAAACACTCACTGAGCCAGATGTTGAATTACCCGCAGCCAGCGCGGCAAGTACTGCGGCTTTAACTGGCAATGGTGCCGATCTGTAGTTATTCACTAATCCCAGCTCGTCTCGGGTCAGTAGATTTCCACCTGTTTCTTCACCGGTGAGGATGTATTGAATGTTGGCGCCGTTGATCGCAAAAGAGAGTAAAACATCTCCTCCAGGCACCATCGAACCACGTTCATACTTGCCCCATGTCTCCCTTGATACACCGCACAATGCCGCTGCATCTGCTTGATTCAGTGAGAGGCGCTTTCTTTCAGATTTCAAACGACCTATGCATTGTGATGTAAAGCTCACATTTACCACCTTGACAAAAGAGATCTATAGATCTCATAATGTTTTCCACGGACACTTAGCAGATCACAATATACCACTATGACACAAGCACATCATGAACAAAGGTCACGTTCCCCTAAGGGGGTCGCTACCGGAAAACCAATCCCACTTCGGTTATCACCTGAGGAAAGGCAGGCTGTAGAAGCTATGGCAGATCAAGAATGTCGCTCTCTCTCAAATATGGTTCGTATGGTTTTCTTGCGCGGGTTACAGGTTGAACAATCTGAGTAGTCGGCGAGGGTGAGATGGAAAAATCACTATCAATATGAACGTTGCAGCACCTTACCTTTCTCTCAAAGAATATTCACGGGTTACAGGTATTCCGTTTGATACTTGCCGGGGAATGGTAAGGGATGGGCGGATCATTATCCGGCCTAAAGAACTATCGGGCGGCAAGGTAGAGGTAAATATGGTTGCCATGCTGAAAGACGCAATTGCTAATAGCTAGTGAGGATGAAATGAGTCATTTAATTCAGCTCAGTAAGCATAGTTATATTTACCGTGGTTTCACGATTCAGAAGTGTCCGCGAAATCCACTTACATTTAAGTACTCTTATCGCATTTCCAGCAATGGCGAGTATTACGGGCGCGACTTTGCTTTAGCAGAAGCCATGCGAACGGTTGACGGGATGCTCAAGCAAGGGGGCTGCAATGCATGATGAAGGGCCAACACTGGCAAGCCTGCTTAAGCATGGGTGTCAGGTCACTCACTTTAAAAACCAAAACGGTTGGTTAGAAACACCAGATGGCAGATTTTTTAAGCCGGAAGCATCAAAGATTCAATTTATTAAGGGTAAAGATAAGCCATTTATTTATACCCAGCGGATAAATAAATATTTTCTGCTTGCTTTGGTTGATGGCTTTAAAAGTCTCATTAAGTAATTACATTAATTAATAATCATGTTTTTTCTCGCCTCTTAATTAAGTGGCGCGGTTCAACTCATCTCTAATGAGGGCAGGGCTATGTCCGCTATGTCAAAACGAGACCAGTATAATTTTATTCTTCATGTTCTCTTGCCAGCTATTCAGGAAGAAGGATTAACCATCAAAACCCGTTGTGCTGGCGAACTAACTCTTCAATCTTCCGACCCATCTGTTTCCGAATTTATCAGCGATATGCGTCAGCGTTTGAGCGTTGCTTTATCGCGTCAGGCGGTCCCTTTTTCACCTTATGGAGCTTTTTAAAATGATTCGTCCGTTCATCAAATGGGCCGGTGGGAAAACCCGAGTTCTTCCTGACTTGCTTCCACATCTGCCGAAAGCGGAATGTTTGATCGAACCCTTCGTTGGTGGGGCATCAGTTTTTCTGGCAACCGATTACCGTCGTTACGTGCTGGCCGATATTAATCCCGACCTGATTAACATGTACCGAAAAGCCACCCGATACCCTGATTTAGTGATCGATACCGCTCGTGAATTGTTTTCGGCTAAGAACAACATGGAAGGCTATAACGAAGTTCGCGCAGCGTTTAATAAGCAGGTGGGAACAGTAAAAAGTGGCGGCTGGGGATATGGTGCCGAAATGGCGGGCATTATGCGAGCTGCTCAGTTCTTGTATCTGAACCGTCACGGCTATAACGGTTTATGTCGCTACAGCCGCAAAACAGGCTTTAACGTTCCGTTTGGTAAGTACAAACGTGTTTACTTTCCTGAAAAAGAAGTCCGTCAGTTTGCTGAGAAAGCTAACGATACTAAAGCGATATTTATTTGTGCTCCTTTCCAGCGTTCTCTGCAAATCGTCACTGGCGATAAAACGGTCGTTTACTGCGACCCTCCATATCTTCCAGCGAGCGAAACGGCAGACTTTACCCAATACCACACCGAAGCATTTAAGGCTGATCATCACCGCCAGTTAGTACAGGCTTTGCTGGAAGTAAACCGGAAGCATGGAACAAAGATCGTAATATCCAATAGCGACACTGAAGCTACCCGTGAGATTTATCAACCATTCAGGCTGCATGAAATCAGCGTGCAACGCTCTGTGAGTACCAATAAGGACAATCGCACGAAAGCTAAGGAAGTGATTGGTGTGCTTCATGTGTGCGAGCGCAAAGACCGGACCGTGGATAAATGACCACGAAAACTCGTGGCCGCAGTGCATCTTCTCCTGCACCATCACTTCCGGGTAGCGCCACTGACGCTACCCGGTATGCTTATGAGTGGAATAAACCCGGTAGTTCAATAGCTGCGGATGTAACGCCTTCCAATAAAGGTTTTGAATACTTAAGACCGGACGGTACCCGCAAACATATTGATATTACTGATCTGTTTGAAGAAATCGAAAAGCCGGAACGCAGCAAACTGCTGCGCCGCCGTCTGGCTTCTCTTCCGCAGTATGTCCGTCGCCACTTTGCCGCGAAGCTAGATTCGCTGGACGCGAAAGACCGCAAAGCGGCAGATCACTGGCTGGTTAATACCTTTGAGCGCCACGTATTAACGCGTATTGATATCGTGAACAGCGTTTACCAGCCTGATGGCATTATGCCCGGAGTGCTGCTGCCAATACGCGAGCAGATTTTCCGTATGTTGTGGGCAGGGAAAAAAGAGTTAAAAAGACTGGCTTATACGCTTGCCGATATCTTTACCAGCGAGTTTATACGCGAGTCCGATCACCAGTTGGCGCGTACCGGCGATCCAGAGTTCGCCGCGCTCTCTGGTTACGGACGTATTGCGTCTCTGGCGATACATCTGAAAACGCAGATCCCAGGCTGGAAGGCCTATTGTGACGAAGAGTTAGAAGCGGAGGACGCCTTACGCGCGGTTCTTCGTCTTGAGTCACCGCAGTGGTGGTTAAACCGCCTGCGTCGTATCCATGCCCGCTGGCGTGAACATTTGATGATCGCATCTGGATACGTCCAGAAAAAATCCTCCCCCTACAGTAGTGCCCCGTGTCTTACGGAATGGCTGGCCCAGAAAAAGGCGAACAGTGAATACCTCAAGGCTATGGAACTGGAAGACCAGGACACTGGTGAGCGCATTTCACTGATCGATAAAGTTGCCGGTAGTGTTGCCAATCCGGCCAACCGCCGCCGCGAACTCATGACGCGAATGCGCGGCTTTGAAGATTTGGCGAAGCTAGAAGGGCTGGCCGGTGACTTCTACACGCTGACAGCGCCTTCCCGCTATCACTCCATGCAGCATAACGGGCGGCGTAATAATAAATACTGTGGCGCATCACCGCGTGAAACCCAGCAATATCTTTGCAAAGTCTGGGCAAGGACCCGCGCCGCGTGGAAGAGAAAAGGGATCCGCGTCTTTGGCTTCCGCGTTGTTGAACCGCACCATGATGCTACGCCGCACTGGCATTTACTCCTTTTCATGCGCCCGGAATGTGTCGAACAGGCACGCGATATTTTCCGCAAATATGCTTTGCGAGAAGACGGGAACGAGCCAGGGGCATGGGAGCACCGCCTTGAATTTAAGCCGATAGAAGATGCTTTAGGCAGCGCTACCGGCTATATAGCGAAATACATTTCTAAGAATATCGACGGCTTCGCGCTGGATGGCGAGAAGGACGAAGAAACAGGGCAAGACCTGAAAGAAATGTCACTCCGTGTTAGCGCGTGGGCGTCGCGCTGGTCTATTCGTCAGTTCCAGCAGATTGGCGGTGCTCCGGTCACGGTATATCGCGAACTTCGCCGCTTGGGGGATCGCGAACTGGTCTTACACCCTGAGATTGAGCCAGCACGACAGGCCGCTAACGGCGGTGAATGGGATAACTACGTGTTAGCCCAGGGTGGCCCGTTGGTTGAGCGTGATAATCTGCGCATCCGTCTGAATTATGAAATCACCGAAAACGGCAACGCCTACGGCGATGACGTCCAGCGAATCACCGGTATCTACTGCCCGATTTCGGGTAATGACTCTTTAATCTTCACCCGCACCACTCAATACAAAATCGTGCCAAAGCGGCAGGGCGTTGACGGTGTGGCCGTTGACGTTGGTTTTTCAGGCGGCAGCGCCGCCCCTCGGAGTTCTGTCAATAACTGTACGTGGGATCCCGCGGCAGGTGCTGACGGTCTTAAACATGCCGCCAGTGAAGCTGAAAAACAGTCAGAAATGACTGTGCCAGCTGATGGCGTGACGGTGAATTTTGATGCGCTTTCACGGCAGGAAAAGCGGGAGCTGGCGCAGCGGCTTAGTGAGGATGTTAAACGGAAGCGTAAACGGCCACTGGAACGGGAAAAAGAGGCTGGGCTATCAGCGAAAGAGCAGCAGATCAGTGAACTGTTGGCGCTGCGCGGGATTGATGCCAGCGCCGGAATGGTTAGATCGATGATGGCTGGAGCGTCAGTGGCTTGTGGTGATCTTGTTCTGACTGTGCAGGATGGGCAGCTGGTAGCGCGAAACCGCGCCGCGTCTGGGATAGTTAACCTGCCGTCGCACAAAATGTCCGCATTAGTACAAGTACAGAACCTTTTGAATCGGTGGAGAATGGCCTGTATTGCCAATAGGGATAAGGATCAGTAAAGTATTCAATTAATCAGTGAGTTATCATTTGATTGATAGAAACTACACGCATTATATTAACTAGGAATAAAAATGGAATCTTTAGTTAAAAAGATAATATCTAAGAAAGATAATCTTCAAACTGAGCTAATTTCTTCTGGGTTTGATTTGGACTATTCGACTAGTAATTACGATGGGAAGTCTATTAAAAGTATTTTGAATGATTTGAGTACGCTGCTTAAATCGAGTATTCAGTACTTTAATAAAAAAAGCTTCACTTTATCAGTGTTTTACAGTGGAACTGAAATTCAATTAATTGAAGATAGCTTAACTAGAATTGATGCTGCTTTTGATGAGTGTGAAAAACAACTACGAGATGAGAATGGCGAAAGAATTTTATTAAGAGAAGATGTACAACAGAACAATGATATTTTCGATATCCCCAATATTTCTGCAACCTCTCATGAAAGACGACTACGACCAAGATTGCAACTTTCACTTTACCTGATTCCAAGTGAGTTAGATAATTTGAAGCCATATTTACGGGTTTTTGCTTTTAAAGGGGCAGAGTCTAGAGGAGATAGTTACAGGAAGTTATTGGAAGACCAGATTGCATTGGAAAATTTAAAAGATGAATTTGTCAGTAATTTAGATTATGCACAGAGATATAAAAAAGAAGCTAATGATTGTTTAACATCAATCGAGGATTACTATGACAAAGTCGGAAATATTCATGAAAGTGCAGAAAGTAAATTTAATGATCTTGGAGTTGAACTTGATAAAATCAACAAAAAAATAGAATCTGTAACCAACTCTAAAAATGAGTGGGATGATAAACTCACGGAGATGGAAGAGATTAAAGATAGTGTCGAAAATGTACATTCAAGAATTGATGAGCTTTATAAATCATCTGGTGATATTCGACGAGAGTTAAAGGCGTTAGTTGAAGTTGCAGAAGACAATAACCAGAAGGCCACAAATATAATTGAGTATTTTGATGAGAAAGCAAATGAGTTAGAGCGGGTAAAAGAAAAAGCGATCTCTATTCTCAATATAACTGGAACAGTTAGTTTAGGCCAGTTTTTTAAAGAGCAGCATTCCGAGGCAAAGGAAAATGTTAATAAATGGCTGTGGGCAAGTAGTGTGTTATTAATATGCGCTGTCGCTGTATGTGTTTGGGCATTGTGGAGTTTCGATGCTGCTAGCGAAATACCATATTTGTTTTCAAGATTAAGTATCGTTCCTCTCATTCTTGCCGGGTTATGGTTTTGTTCGAGTCAATATATAAAACAAAAACATATAATTGAAGATTATGCATATAAAAAAGTATTAGCCCTATCTATGGTTAGTTTCCGTAACGAACTAACGGATAACTCGCCGGACAGTGTTACTGAATATGTAAAGTCAGTTTTGGATCAATTACATCAACCACCTCTTGATTCTTTAGAAAAAAATCAATTTAAAGAGGAGTCAAAAATGTTGCGAGGCATTCAGTCTGAGGTATTTAAAGAGGTACTTGGTGCACTCAAATCACGCGGACAGGACAAAGAAAATTTGAAAGATATTAAAGACGAGGAAAAATGATATTCAAGACTGCATATAAATGCAAGAAAGATGATGGAAGATGATGTTTGGTGGTGTAGATGGGGGTATAAATCCCCCATCATTTTTTTTGCTAGCTGACCGTAAATCCTTGTACGTTGTCAAACATTATTTCAAGCCATCGCTGACGTCTGTTAGCAATTCCAGTGAAGAAAGCAAACTCTTCTCTAATCTCAGGTGTATTTAACTCAGCATCGGTATGAAAATGATATCTCAATAGCATTGCAATATAATATGCTTCTGTTATATTTTTTGATCTTTCTCCATCCATTTTCAGATTTATGAGAGCATCTTCTATTGTGATGTTTTTATACATTATTTGGATGAGTAATTCTTGGTTGCAAACTTTTAAAAATGACACAAGGCCAATGGCCACGAGAAATATCTCATGGCGATATCCCCTCATTTCATCTGGGTTATTCATTATTGCAAATGTTGAATAACACCGCTCAGCTTCACGTAAAGAACAGTTATTGATTTCCAATAAATATGACAATGTTTTTACAAGTGAGCCATTTCCAGACAGAAGGTTGTTCCCTTCATCAATCTTTAAGAGGTAGTGAGTTAACGTTGACCGTTGATAGCCTGCAATAGAGCCTTCCGTAAAAAAGCTGGTTTTCGGCAAAGTAAACCAATAGTGAATAAATTTATTTAAATATAATCGAGAGTTTATGTTTCCGTACCTGCACTCAATACTTTTTTCGAACTGAGATCGATTAATTACGAGAAGGAAGATGAATCCTTCAACCGAGAAAATGTGTTTTATTTTTTCCAGAAGGTCCAATGAAAAATCGGGGCGTGCGCGATCCAATTCATCAATGATGAAAATTATTTTTTTCTCGGATTCTTTATGGATTTTAGTAAGCAATTTCCTGAAGGCATCGATTGTGGCTAATTCATCATCTGCTGTTTTTATCTTTTCTTCTATAAATGCTTCTATTGGGGAAGAAAGTGATTCTGCAATTACATCACCGGCTTTTTCAATAACACTGCCTGAAACCATCCCCCCAGTTAAAGTACTCACAGCAAATTTAGCTCCATTGAGTGCAAAGGAAGCGCCTAATTTTTTACCTGCTGCTAGTAAATCTTGCCCAAGAGATTTTAATTTACCATCTTCTTTTTGGATAAGTGAATAGATTTGAGATGTCAAGGCAATAAATGGATCGGACTGATAGTCATTTTCAAAAGCATCAAAGTAGATGGCGTTGAAAAACTCTGAATGATTTAATTTAATTTCAGATGTCATCATTTTTACAAAGGAAGTTTTACCGTTACCCCATTGATCATCTAATGCCAATACGAGACTTTTATCCGGGGCATTGGTAGCGACTCTAATGATGGTGTCATGAAGTTTTTTACGACTAAAAATATCATCGTTGTTAGCAAAACCATCTGAGAATGCTTTGGTGGGTGCGGTCAATCGCATTATCTACTTCCTCATTTAGTAAAAGATAGAGTCGTGATCATGTGTCTAGTGACAACTTCGATGATGCTACAAAATACTGCACAACAATGCATCTAGATGCACAAATATTATGATGGTGATTTTTCAAAAGTAGAGCAGGTGGGGCGGGCTTTCCGGTGGTCTGCACATTTGCACAAAAAAGCGGGGTTTCTGCGTGCGGGCGAGGCGGGGGATTGAGCGCGCGCTGAGGGGTGGGATAGGGTTTGCCTGTATCGCGCTGTTTTCGCGCCGCTGCGCCTCGCTGTTGCATCGTTTTCGGTTCGGTGTTGATGGGGCAAGTAAAAGAAAAGCCCCTGTCAGCGGGCTGCTGAGGGGCTTGTGTGCGGTGTGGTCAGTTCTGGCCGTGCGGCCTGGTGGCGGTGGTTGCTGGTTGGTGTCAGATCGCTGCTTGCAGCAGGGCGTAAGGGTTAAAGCGCACCACCTCGATCCCCAGCCAGTCGTTTAACTCTTTCAGGCTTTCCTGTATCGGCGACAGTTCATTGATGGAAAACACTTTCGCCGCTTTCTCAACGTCACCGAAGCCCCCGGAGTTATTCGGCATGACGCCCATCAGCACGGGCGGCACGCGGTGCGCGGCTAACAGGTCGTCGCGGGTGGCGTCTTTGATGCCGGTAAATTCATCCTTTGCGGCCACCTGGCTGAACGGCATGATTTGCAGGCCGTCTTTTTTTCCGCCAGCTGCGTAAACGAACAGGTTTTTAAATGCCCCGTTGCCGCGTGCGTCTTTCAGTGACTTCTTTAATTTCTCAACATCGTTATTGTTTGCCACCGGGTCAGTGAGGTAGACGATAACGCCAGCGTGACTGCCGTTAATGTAGTAGTTACGGCGGAATACTGTTGCTTCACCGTTCAACATGGCGCTTTGAAGCGCGGCCAGATATTCCGGTGAACCGTAGATTTCCTGGTGCGGGCTGGGGTTCTTGATCTGGCAGACGGCGCCTGGTTCGAACGCGTGATCATCCACGTAACGAGTAACAAACCAGAATTGATCCAAATTGACGCCACGCCGCGTATATTTTGCCTGGCTGTGGCGCAATTCCAGCGGCTGGCCCAGCCGGTTACGGCGGCATTCCATATAGCAGTTACCGAAAATTAAATAATCCTGCACCCAGGCGGTGAACTCTTGCCGGGATAGTAACGTGTGAGGAACAAAGCAACTCGCAATTACGTTGCGTTTGAATATCAGTGGTGACTGATGGTACGCGGCAACGTCGAACATGCGCGCCAGCCCGTAGGGGCTGATCGGTGGGTCATACCAGCGGCCATTGCTATGGCATTCGAAACAGTCCAGCAACGACGCCCGATCGTTAACTGTGACCGGATCGCCAAAACTGAATGATTCCACGCTTTCCAGTGGGGTAGCCACTGCGCTGGCCGTACTGGATGGCGCAACAGTTGGCGCTATGAATTTATTTTTACGGCTCAATTAAAACTCCTCCACAAAACTGCCGCTCTCGCCGGTCACTTCCGCGCCGATCGGTTCGTTGTAAATGCCCTGCATTGTTGCCCAGGCCAGATCGCCGTGATTGCTGCCACGGGCGCGATCAGACTGGTAGGTAATCACGCCGCCTACGGCGACTTTACGCACGGTCATAAACGACTGTGCGAGATCCAGCATTCCGGCGTCGAACTCAAAGCGCCCGGCACGAATTACCATCAGCATTTTGAGCACCATTGACCGCTTAAGAACCGGTGAATAGTTGTATTTGACGGCCTGCGGGAAGAACTTAAGCACCAGTTGATAAACCGCATCACCGATCCCCGTGCCGTCGATAGCAATGTGCTGCACGTTGTATCGGGTGGTGATCTCATTGATAAATTTGGCCTGTTCTTCGTATTCCATGCCACGCAGCTGGTGACGTTCAACAGCGCGGAATTTAGCGCCCGGAACGGCTGGTGGTGCCAGTACAACCAGCCCGGCACTGTCACCGTTGCCGCTGCTGCCGTTGGGGTCATAGCTTACCCAGACAGGACGATTACCCAGCGGACGCGGTGCAAACGGGTTCCAGTCCGGCCACGCGTCCGGCATGTAGCCGTCAACGCCGCAACCCAGCAGCGCGTTGTAATCGAAGGCGCGTTCCCCTGCTTTGACGAACGTACAGCCGTACAGGTTGGCGTATTCGTCAGGGGAGTTTTCGTTACGGATTTCATCGGTATCAACCAGGTCAAAACCGAGCTTCACGGCGTCTTCAAGCGTCACCATCTGTCGCCAGATTTTATCCCCGCCAAGCTTGCCGTTTTTCAGTGCCTTATAACTGGTGTCGATATCCACCCGATCGGAGCGTGCACGGTGCTTATTGAACTGATCGCCCGTCCAGAACGGGTAAGCTTCATGTTCTTCACTGGAAGGCGTCGAAAAGTAGGTGCGGCGTAATCCTTTATGGGTTGCCATGCCAGCGGCGACTTTACGCAGGTTGATGAAGTTATTGATCCAGAATGCTTCATCCAGGTACAGATCGCCCGTGTAGCTCTGGGCCGTCGCGGCGGACGTGCCGAGAAAGTACAGGGTTGCGCAGTTGCTCAATACGATGGCGTCACCGCCTTTGAGTTCGACGCCGATTTCCTGTGCCAGCTTCTGAATGAACCGCTTGAACTGGAACGCCTGGGCGCGGCTGGCTGACAGGAATATCTGGTTATTTCCGGTTTCCAGCGCCCGCAACAGCGCTTCGCGGGCAAAGTACTAGGTCGCGCCTATCTGGCGCGATTTCAGAATAAAGCGGTTACGCCGGTTCCACTGCTTGAACCAGCGTCTTTGATGTTCGTAGAGCGAATCAAAGACCAGGGCACGCAGCTGGGTTATCTGCTCTTCGGTGAAGTGGTTTTTCGGCGTCTTCGCCTTCTGTTCTTTCTCCTGGTCGCGTCGTTCGTGTCGTTCGAAGCGGTCAAGCTGGCGTGCCAGTAGATCTATTTCTTTGAAGTCCTTCGGGGTTTTGTCGTCCTTTTCTACCAGGCGCAGGTAGCGAATGTGCGTGCGATCCTGCACCCGCTGCATGGGGGTGGTTTTATCCCACTCATAGCGGCGGCGCCAGCTGTAGATCGTGTTAACGCTCACCCCGATTTCCTTTGAAATCTGAGTGATGCTAAACGCCTGCCAGTAGAGGCTTTTGGCTTTTGTGCTGAGGTCTTCGGCTGTATTCATTGCAACAGGCTATCGCGCCCGCGCGCGCAACAATATCGCCGCTTGTTGTCGCCTGAGTCCGACAAAGTGAAGGCTTTGCGCCTTCCGGCCGCAAAGGGAATGATTGGGGGCACTGGTTAATATCAAACGCTTACCAACCCGGAGTTTTGCCACCATGCCAATGACAAATTTATTTCGCGTCGCTGTCGAGGGCGCAACATGTGACGGTCGGGTGCTGGAACGTCAGCACATCACCGAAATGGCCGAACAGTATGATCCCTTGGTCTATGGCGCCCGCGTCAATCTGGAACACATTTTAGGCTGGTCGCCGACAAGCGATTTTCGTGCGTATGGTGACGTGGTTGAAGCCACAACCGAAGAAGTTGCCGAAGGCCCGTTAAAGGGCAAGCTGGCGCTGATGGTGAAGGTTGACGCCACGGATGAACTGGTCGAACTCAAAAAGAAACGCCAGAAAATCTACCATAGCATTGAGGTGCACCCGTCATTTGCTGATACCGGCAAAGCCTACCTTATGGGGCTGGCCTGTACCGATAACCCGGCGAGCCTGGGCACTGAAATGATGAAGTTTTGCACCCAGAACGCCAGCGCCAACCCGCTGGCCGCGCGTCACTCCGAGCCGGAATGCTTCTTCACCGAAACCCTGGAATCATCCCTCGAATTTGCGGCGGCAGAGCAGCCCAATTCCGACACTGGGAAGAATTTCTTTTCCCGTATTAAGGAAATGCTCACCGGTACCCGGCAGCACTTCGATCGTGAAAATGGCGATATCCGCCAGGCGGTTGAACTGGTTGCGGAAAGCCAGGGCAATTTGCTGGACAAGGTGGAAACACTGAGCGCGGAGCAGCTTAAGAACAAGCAAACCACCGAAGCGGTGGCAACGCTGCGCACTGAGTTAGACGCGTTGAAGGTGACGCTTTCAACCCAGGACGCCAGCCAGCACCACCGCCCGGCAGCGACCGGCGCTAATGAGAACTCTAACGCCCAGCTTGCTGACTGCTGATTGCCGTCAGTTACGAAGGAACAGGACAGGAAATAACACTATGCGTAATACAACCCGTGAAAAGTTTGATGCGTACATTCAGCGACAGGCTGAACTGAACCACGTCAGCACATCACACGTAACCAAGGCGTTCAGCATTGATCCGAGCGTGGAGCAGACGCTTGAAGACAAGGTGCAGCAGTCTTCTGAAATGCTGAAACTGATTAACATCTACGGCGTTAACGATCAGTCGGGTGAAAAAATTGGCCTGGGCGTAAGTGGCCCGATCTCCAGTACCAACAATTCCACCACCGATCGGCGCCAGCCTGTTTCCGTTACGGCGCTGGATTCGAATAAATACACCTGTAACAAGGTGAACGCCGATACCTTCGCTTCTTATGCGCAGCTTGATGCCTGGGCAAAATTCCCGGACTTCCAGCAGCGTCTGAGCAATCAGATCATCCAGCGTATTGCGCTTGACCGCATCATGGTCGGTTTTAACGGAACAAGCTACGCGGATAAGTCAGACCGCGCCGCCAACCCGCTGTTACAGGATTGCGGAATCGGCTGGCTTCAGCAGTACCGTGCGAACGCGGCGCAACGCGTGATGAAAGATATCACTGTGACCAGCCGTGACGACACCAACCAGGTGATTGCTAAAGGTGATTACGGTAACTACGACTCAATCGTTTATGACGCCGTCAACTCTCTGATGGACGAGTGGTACAAAGATTCGCCCAATCTGGTGGTGATCACCGGGCGCAACCTGACGGTTAGCCGTTCGTTCCCGATCATCAACGCCGTAAGCACCAGTAACCCGAACTCCGAAGCGCTGGCCGGTCAGTTGATTGCGTCACGTAAGACGATCGGCAATTTGCCTTCGTTTATCGCGCCGTTCTTCCCTGATGGCAGCATGTTTATCACCTCATGGGAAAACCTGTCGATTTACTGGCAGGAAGGTGCGCACCGTCGCCGTATCGTGGAAGAGCCGGAATATAACCGCGTGTCTACCTACAGTTCGTCAAATGATGCCTATGTCATTGAAGACTACGGCTATGGCTGTCTGATCGAAGGCATTACCGCCGCAGAACCTGCGCCAGAAGAACCGGAAGCTTAATACACAGCAGGCCAGCAAAATGCTGGCCGCTTTGGGGGCATCATGTTGACACCTGCTCAACAGCATTTTAACCGCGTGATGGCCGAGCGCCGCCATGCCAGCCGTGAACCGTCGCAGCTTGAAATGACGGCTTACGAAACCATGCTTCACCGCCTGCGACTGGATAAAGCCCGTTTGAGCCTTGTCCAGTCTCAGAAGGCTAAAGCGATTTTAAAGCGCGAACTGTTGCCGAATTACCAGCCGTGGGTTGAAGGCGTGTTGACGGCGGATTCCGGCCAGTCTGATGACGTGTTAACCACGGTCATGATCTGGTGCTGCGACTGCGGGAACATTGCCGAAGCCCTGCGCATTGGTCAGTACGTTCTGCGCCATAAGCTGCCGATGCCGGATCAGTATCGACGCACCACCGCCACCGTTTTGGTGGAAGAGATTTGCGATCCCGTGCTGGCCGCATTCAAGGCTAACCCGGCAGTTGCGCCGGTCGCTGCTGACCTGCTGGAAGCGCTGCGGGGCTTAACTCTCAACGAAGATATGCCGGATCAGGTGCGTTCAAAGTTGTTTAAAGCGCTGGGCTATACGCTGCGCCTGACTGACAACGTTGAATCGCTTACGGATGCGGTTGAATACCTGCGCCAGGCGGCACTGTTGAACCCGAAAAAAGCGGGCGTCACCCGTGATATTGAGTTGTTACAGCGCGCGCTGAATAAGACGGGGCAACCTGATGATGGTGACGGCGCAGACGGCCAGCCAGAAGCAACCAGCACCGAAACCCAGACGGCAACGCCGCCAGCCAAGCCAAAAGCGAAGCGGGAAAACAAAAAGCCCGCCGCTAAAAGCAAGCCAGCAGCGAAGAAAAAAACCACGACAACCCGCCAGAAGGCGGCGTCATAACCGAACGTGCCCCCGCGCACCCAGGCGGCACGGCAGGCGAAAACAGGCAACGCCGCGTCTTCGTCCTGTCGTCCACCGCCTGACTTTTACGGAGTAGAGATCATGAGTCTGGTTGCTACTGAGCCAGTACGGCCACCATCCGATCCGGTTCCTGATGATGGCGGCGCGAAAGTTGAAAGCCTGCCATTCTGGCCGGTCATTTCGCTGGCCGAGCTGCGCCGCGCGATGCGTCTTGATGGGCAGGTAACAACCGATCGCCTGATGTCGCGAACCGTGGAAGCGGTGGCCCACGTTAATGATCAGCTTTTCCTGTGGCGCCAGGTGCAGATTGATGCGGGCTATGAGTCATTGGCCGAAATCCCGGCCAGCCCGGTGAATGGCACTTCCGTGAAGGTATGGCGGTATAAAAACGCCGTGTTTTCACTCACAAAGACGCTGTTGATTGAGGGCTACCGCGATATCGACACCACCAGTAAGGGCGAAGACCATGCGGCGGCATTGAGCACGCAGATCGATACGCTATGGCGGGATGTGCGCTGGTCAATCCGCGATATTCAGGACGAAAGCCGGGGCCTGGCGGAGTTGGTGTAATGAACGTGCGGGCGCAGCAGAACGACACGATCGACCTGCTTTGCTGGCGTTATTACGGCAGAACAGCAGGTGTTACCGAGGCGGTGATCGATGCCAATAAAGGCATTTCCGCCGCCACTGAGTTAAAGGCCGGGCAGGTTGTTTACCTGCCAGAGATCCAGCCGCCAGCCCAGCGCGAAACCGTGCAGCTATGGGATTAAGGGGGAGGGTATGCACGACACACCACCGGGACTATTCGAACAAACAATGAAATGGATCGCCACTTATCTGCCAACGCTTTACGCAGCAGGCGCGGCGCTGAGTATTTCGGCGCTAATGAGTATCTACGATGGGCAGTCAATCGTTAAAACTGCCACCGGTTCACTGGTCTGCGGGATTGTCACACTTGCGGTAGCTGGTTCGCTTGAGTATTTCGGTTTGCCATCAAACGCAGCAATTTTCGTCGGTGCCTCAATCGGATTAATGGGTGCTGACAAAGTACGCAGCAAAGTTAGCGGGCTATTTGACGCACGATTTGGAGGGCCAAAAAGTGGAAATGAGTAATAACGGCATTAACATGCTGAAAGGTTTTGAAGGGTGCGAGTTGACCGCTTATCAGGATTCTGTAGGCGTCTGGACGATCGGTTATGGTTGGACTCAACCCGTAAACGGCGTGCCGGTTGGCAAGGGAATGACAATTACCCAGGATATTGCCGATAACCTGTTGCGTAGCGGTCTGGTGCAGTATGAAAAAGGCGTTACGGGACTGGTGAAGGTAACCATTAATCAAAACCAGTTCGATGCTTTAACCGACTTCGCCTACAACCTGGGCGTAAAATCTCTGGAAAGTTCAACGTTGCTGAAAAAGCTTAATGCTGGCGATTTTTCCGGGGCTGCTGCTGAGTTTCCAAAGTGGAATAAAGCAGGCGGCAAAGTATTGCCAGGGCTGGTTAAGCGTCGCGAAGCCGAACGCAGTTTATTTCTGGCCTGATCATTTTTAACGATGCTGGCCATACATATCGAGTGCGGTCATTTTTGACGGTGCGAGCTGGCGAGGTTTTTTTAAATGGGGTTGTTGTCACGCTGGAAGGTGATCGTTGTGGTGCTGGCTGTTGCTGCCGTCTGGGGTTTTAGCCACTGGCGTTATAGCGCCGGTTATGCTGACGCCGATCAGCACTGGCGTGAAGAGTGGGCGCAGCGTGATGCACGCGACGCCACCGCGCTGGCGCAAAGGCAGACCGAGGGCAGGGCAGAAGAACAACGCCGACAAGGTGAAATTGATGCGATCAGAAAAGAGGCCAGCCAGCAGCTTGCTGGCGTGCAGGCTGATGCCGATCGTGCCCGTGTTGCTTCTCGTGGGTTGCACGACAGGGCCGACAAACTCGCCAGGCGACTGGCAGACCGTGAACGCGCCTGCGGTGCCGGTACTTCCGGCAGAGGCGAGGCAAAAACCAGCGGCGCCGTATTGCTCACCGACCTGTTTAGACGCGCTGATGATCGAGCGGGGGAACTGGCAAGAGAAGCTGACGAAGCAAGAGCCAGAGGGTTAGCCTGTGAAGCCGCATATGACGCGGTTAAAGGGAAGGGTGAATAATGCTTAAGCCTGAACTACTACGCCAGCTTATTAGCGAACATGCGCCATGGCTTCGTGAGAATCCCGATAATCTGGCGGTTTATCTACGTAAGGGCCGGATAGTCAGCACCGGCCAGCGGGCCGCTGCGTTTGAGTATCGTTATACGCTGGAAGTGCTGGTGATGGATTACCCGTATTCTCTGGACACCATCACCGTGCCAGTGCTGGCGTGGGCGCGGTTGTATCAGCCTGATTTATTATTCAACCCTGACAGGCAGCAGAACGGCATGACGTTCGAAGCCGATATCCTGAGTAACAGCACAATGGACGTGCTGATCCAGATTCAGGCTGATGAAGCGGTAATAGTCACACGGGAAGACGGCCAGATCGTTACCCGCCACCGTGCTGACCCTGCACCGGGGCCGGAAATTGGCGCGTGGTCACTGGTATTTAAAGACGAGTTCAGCGGTGAAACATGGCAGGACAACAAACAGATCCCCTCTTCCAGCAATTAGACGACTGGTTAGCCAACGTTGCCGCGCAGCTTTCGCCGGGCCACCGTCGCAAGTTGACCCGCGATGTTTCGATCGGGCTGCGTAAACGCCAGCAAAAGCGTATCGCCAGCCAGAAAGACCCCAGCGGTGAAAGCTACCCCGCCCGCCGCCGCAAAATCCTGCGTACCCAGGGCGGCGTTAAATTCATGTGGAACAATGAGGCCAGGGAGCTACGGAACTGGCGAACCACGGGCAAAGGTGAGAACCGGGCAATAACCGGTTATGACGTGGATCGCGGTGGTCTGCGCACGTTCTATAAGCGCGATATCCAGCGCTATATTGAAATCAATCTCAATCAGTCAAAGCAGAACCACACCCGAAAAGATCCGATGTTCCGCAAGCTGCGCACCGCGCGTTTTCTTAAGGCTTACGGTACGGGAAGCATGGCGGTGGTTGGCTTTCAGGGGCATACCGCAGAGATTGCCAACGTTCACCAGTATGGTGAAGTCGATAACGTGACGCCGGGTGCTCGTACGCGCTACCCGGTGCGTGAACTTCTGGGCATGACTGAGGGGGATTTAGACTGGCTGGCCGATACTGTTGTCGCCTTTATGCAATAGATTTGATTGTCACCCCCCCCCCACAATAGCACTGCGTTGTTTGCGCGCGCGCGACTCCTGATACTGACCGCATAACCCAAAAGCCGAAATGGTTGTAAAGCCTACGGGAAACGGTCAGCACTATGAATTTAAACGAACTTTATCGCCTTATCTGCAATCTCGCCCGTATTGGCACCGTGCTGGAAGTAAACACGGAAAAGTACCTTGCGCGCGTTGAAACAGGCGAAAACACAACAGACTGGATCCGTTGGGCAGTGCCGCGCGCCGGTGAGGCCGTGACGTGGTGGGCGCCGACAGTGGGCGAGCAGGTTTATATTTTATGCCCTTGCGGTGAGATGGAAACGGCATTCATTGCCGGAAGTCTTTACAGCGAAGACGCGCCGCCGCCTGATGCTGGCGCAACCACCTGCGTGATTCTGCACCCGGACGGCGCAAGAATTTCATATGACCCGGAGGCCAGCGCGCTGGTTGTCAGTGGTGTTAAAACGGCAAGTGTCACCGCGTCGGAATCCATTACCGCCACTGTGCCAGTGGTAACAGTCAAAGCAGACACGCGCATAACTCTGGATACGCCGGAAGTGGTTTGCACCAACAAGCTGATCACCGCCACTTTTGAAGTAACGAAAGGCGGCGAACTTAACGGGGCGTTTACCGGAACCATGACACTTAACGGGGTGAAACCTGATGACCATGAGCATGGCAAAGTAGAGTCGGGCGGAAGCTGGACGGAGGGCACGAAATGAGTACCGTCCGCTATAGAGGAATGAATGCCACTACCGGCCAGTCCGTCACTGACAACGACCATATAGCGCAGTCTATCGGCGATATATTGCTAACGCCGATCGGTTCCCGCTTGATGCGCCGTGCCTACGGTTCGCAGCTGTTCAACCTGATAGATCAGCCCGTCAATAATGACATCATAAAATTGCGTGTTATGTCTGCCATCTACAGCGCCCTTTATTTATGGGAGCCGCGGATCTCACTGACCAGTATCACTCTGAGCGCACCGGATGCCGGTCAAGTGGTTGCGACTATCCAGGCCAACCGCACCGATAATCAGACACCTTTTAACGCCGATATCACATTGAGGGGCCAGGCATGAGCGGCACGATCGATTTATCGCAGCTACCGCCGCCCGTGGTGGTTGAACCGCTGGACTTTGAAACCCTTTTTGCGCAGCGCAAAGCTGAGTTTCTGGCGCTTTGTCCAGAAGACCAACGGGAAGAATACGCCCGAACGCTTGAGCTTGAATCTGAGCCGCTCACCATGATGATCGAAGAAAATTGCTACCGCGAATTACTGTTGCGCCAGCGAGTGAATGAAGCGGCCCGCGCGGTGATGTTGGCTTATTCGACTTATAGCGATTTGGATAACCTGGCAGCTAATTTCAACGTTGAACGTCTGACCATCCAGGAAGAGGACGACAGCGTTACCCCGCCGATAGAAGCGGTGATGGAATCCGACGCGGATTTACGCACGCGTACCCAGCAGGCATTTGAAGGTCTGAGTGTTGCAGGTCCAACAGCGGCATATGAATTTTGGGGGCGTTCGGCAGACGGGCGCGTAGCCGATATATCTGCGGTGAGTCCTACGCCTGCCTGCGTCACCGTTTCGGTGCTGTCGCGTGAGGGTGACGGTACGGCCACCGAAGACCTGATCGATGTGGTTGCCGCCGCGCTGAACGATGAAGAAGTGCGCCCGGTAGCCGACAGGGTAACGGTACAGTCAGCGGAGATAGTGCCGTATCAGATTGATGCAACGCTTTACATTTACCCTGGGCCGGAAGCTGAACCCGTGCGGCAGGCATCGGAACAACAGTTACAGGCATACATAGCGGCGCAGAATCGCTTAGGGCGTGATATCCGTCTATCGGCTATCTATGCCGCTCTGCACGTCGAAGGCGTCCAGCGTGTTGAACTGGCGCAGCCTGTTGCCGATATCGTGTTGAGTGACTACCAGGCGTCACATTGCACCGAATACACCATAACGGTGGGTGGTTACGATGAGTAATGACCTGTTACCACCGAGCGCCACCCGAATGGAGCGCATCGCCGCGCGCGTCTGCGCATCGCTGGGTGAAGTGCCGGTGCCGCTGCGTCAGCTGTGGAACCCGTGGACGTGTCGCGCGGATCTGCTGCCCTATCTGGCGTGGGCGTTTTCTGTTGATCGCTGGGATGAAACCTGGCCGACCAACACGAAAAGAAAGGCGGTGGCCGATGCGTTTTACCTGCACAAGTACAAGGGTACAACGGGCGCCATGCGCCGGGTTGTGGAGCCGTTCGGGTACTTCATCCAGGTTAACGAGTGGTGGAGCATTGATACCGATCCCGGCACTTTCACACTGGATATTGGCGTAGAAGACCAGGGCATCAGTGAAGAAACCTATCAGGAGCTTGAACGCCTGATTGCCGATGTAAAACCGTGCAGCCGTCACATGCTGGGAATGTCTTTGCACCTGCAAACAACCGGCGAGCTGTATATCGGCGCGGGCAGTTATTCCGGCGATACGTTGACCGTATACCCGTATTTCCCTGAAACCATAGCCGTGGGTGGTGATGCTTACACCGGGGCGGCAATCCATTTAATTGATACCGTGGAGATCGCAAGTGGCGACTAAATATTTAGCTGTGCTTACCAATGTAGGGGCGGCAAAACTGGCAAATGCCACGGCGTTGGGTGCGCAAGTTGAGATCACCCAGATGGCCGTAGGCGATGGCAACGGCGTGTTACCGACGCCTGACCCGGCGCAAACGGCGCTGGTTCATGAGCTGCGCCGTGCGCCGCTTAACTCGCTAAGCGTCGACCCGAAAAACCCCAGCCAGATTATTGCCGAACAGGTGATCCCCGAAGACGTGGGCGGGTGGTGGATCCGTGAAATCGGCTTGTTTGATAAAGATGGCGATATGATTGCGGTAGCCAACTGCGCGGAAACGTATAAACCACTATTACAGGAAGGCAGCGGGCGCGTGCAGGTTGTGCGCATGATTCTGGTCGTAAGCAGTACCGCCGCAGTAACGCTTAAAATTGATCCTTCCGTGGTACTGGCAACCCGTTCTTACGTTGATTCTCAAATTATCATCGCGAAATCGTATGCCGATGATGTGATAGCTGATCACCTTGCTGAACCTAACCCGCATCCACAATACCTTCTAAGCGCTCAAAACCTTAAGGAAATTGCAGACGCAGGAGCGGCGGCAGTGCAGGCCGCATTAACCAATCTGGGTATTAACGGACTGGCGGCAACGCCTCGTTATCTGGTCAGCAAGGGCACAAACGCCAATGGCTGGTATGAAACTTACAGCGACGGTTTTAAGCGTGTGGGGCAGTCATGGGGAACCAGTAGCCCGCTCGCAATTCCCACACCTGCGCAGGGGGCGAGAGTCAATTTTCCGGTTAGTTTTACTACAAAGCTAGATGGTCTTTACGTGACGGAGAACGGAAACACTTCCAATAGCTTTGAGTTGGCTAACCCGGCAGGACTTGGTTTAACCGGTTTTAATCTGGCAACGGTAGAAATGACGCTTGGATCATCAGTCGTTACCAGCTATGGATCAGTGTTTGCGGGTAATTATGTCGCGGAGGGGTATTAATATGTGGTACTGGAATTCAGCAGACTGCAACGAAGCGTTGCCCGGGCTTTATGACTTAAAAGGCTGCGTGGAGATTGAAGATGATAATCACCCGTTTAAAACCCAGCCAACGCCGGACGGGAAAATATGGGCCAGCGATGCGCAGGGATACCCGCAGCTGATTGATATACCGCCGCCAACTCATGCGGAATTGGTGGTCGAAGCTGACGCCGAAAAGGCGTCGCGAATTGCGGAGGCCAACAGCGTAACCCAGATGTGGCAAACGCAGCTGATGCTAGGGATCATCACTCCAGAGGATAAAGAAAAACTGACCGCGTGGATGGTCTATGCGCAGGCTGTGCAGGCGGTAGACACATCAACCGCGCCAGATATCACCTGGCCGGATAAGCCGGAATAAGTTTTCATTCCGGCACGCATGGCCGGTTTTAACCGTGCTGGCCATGCGTATCGAGTACGGCCACTTTTAACGGTGCTGTAGCATGGTCAGTTATGGCAGTACGACCAGAAGGGAAGCGGGCATAGGCCCGCTTTTCTTACATTGAAAGGTTGGTTTTCACCAGAGAGAAGAGATCGTCAGTAGTCGTTTCGGCCAGCTTTTCCCGTATGTCCTCGCTCACCCGTTTCAGGTTGAGCGTAAAATCAATTTTCCTTGCCTTCCCGTCCTTAAAAAACTCCGCCCGGTTTTGTGTGATCTGCTCAATCACATACATGCCGTATATTTTCCCTGTGCCTTCAATCAACGGCCATGGGCGCCCGGAAAAGGCCATTGTTTCCAGCGTGAATAGAGACACATCACCACCGCTTATTTCGGGGTACAGCGTGCCGCTGAGTGTGAACGGTTCTTCATCGGCGCCGATGAACTGATAGCGCGGAGATTTCCCTACGCGATCGTTTTTGACGTGCCGCCATGAGTTGGTTTTGTTTGAACTCTGGTAAGGCGTGGTTTGCAGTGAAAAGGGGAACATCCCCAAAATCATCATCATGGTATTGCCCTTACGCGTGATCGGTCAGTTGGGAACGCTTGCGCCGGTCGGCCTGCTGTTTCGCTAACGCAAGTTCTTCGCGCACGCGCCTGATAACAGTTTCTTCGTCAAGCACCTGGCCGCTAAAGTCAAAGTTAAGGTTGTACACATCACCACCCGGCGCAGGCATCATCGCAGCAACGTAAGCCGCAGACGGCGACGCCGAAACGGGAACCCGTGCGGCGGGCTTCTGAACCTGCCACGGGGTAACGGAGGAAATCAGCGTACCGGCCTGCTGTGTAACCCAATCTGTAAGGGATGGTAGCTGGCGCTGTGCCTGCTTGACCGGTTCCGAATATCCGCCACGGATCGGGATGTAGGGTTGTTTGTTCTTGAAGACGATTTCGCCCGGACCGTCTTTTTTCTCTGCGGTATTGGTGGCGATCTTATCCAGGCTGCTGCTTATCTTTGGCGCAATATTGGCCGGGCCTTTGAGCGTGTTAATCAGGTTGTCCTGCTTCTTCTGCCCATCGGTTTTTTTCTTCTCTTCGGCTTTTTTGCTTTCCTTCGCTACCGCCTGCACGTCACCAGAAAATGCGTTAACCCTGTCGGCCAGATTGCTGACGGCTTGCGGCGTCATTTGCTGTGCAACCTGCTGCGCTGCTTTTGCCGCGTCGGGAATGGCGCCCAGCTTTTCCAGTATCCAGCCCAGCCCATTGGCTACCGCCTGGATAGGAAGAGTCAATGCGCTGATTGCGGCACCCACTACGCTGCCGAATGTTTCCCCGGCACTGGTACACGCCGCCAGTGCTTCGCTGGAAAACTGGATCGGTTCCAGCAGTTTGGTGAACCACTCCCAGACGCCGCTTATGGCGTTGCCGATACTGTCAAAAAGCGGTGCCAGTGGCGCGAAAACAGCGCTAAAAGCCTGGGTAATGGGTTGCAGGCCAGCCATCAGGCCAGTAAAGAAGCCGCTGAAAAATGCCTGAATGGGTTGCCAGAACTTAATGACGGCCACCGCTGCCGCCGCAAAGAGTGCGATCAGTCCCCAGACCGGGGCGGAAATGCCAGCCAATAGGGTGATCAGTGGACCGAACACCATGCGACCAGCGCTTAACAATGACTGCATAGGAGAACCAGCAAGCCACTGGAAAGCGCCACCAAGGCGCATCACACCGCCAGTCAGCCGGGCTATGCCACCTTCACCGGCCAGCGTGGTGAAGCTGAGGCGGACAAGTGCCATCGGGCCGAGTACCGCGCCTATGGATAACATCAGGCCACCCACAACAACCAGCAGTGCGCCAATGGCTGCGGTGACTTTCATGATTGAGCCGACCAGAACAGGGTTTGCCTCAACCCAACGGCGGACGCTGCCAACCACCTTACTGACGGTAAGCATGATATCCATCAGTGGATCGCGGAGTGTTTCACCAGCTGCGCTAAATGCGTTCACTGCACCGGTTTTGGTCAGTTGCCACTGAGCTGAAAGGGAGGCTTTGTTAATATCAGATTCCCGATTCATGGAACCTTTTGCGGCAGCGCCTTGCGTCAGTTCTATCTGGCGGCGAAGTTCGGGCAGATTGTTGGCAAGTTTTTGCGCATCGTCGCCGAACTCTTTGCCGAAAATCTGGGTAAGGTTGGCGACCTGCTGATCCGGGGCCAGATTTTTGGACGCTTCCAGCACTGAAATGATGGTGCCCATCGCGTCCACTGACATGCTTTTCTGAACCTTTTCAGCACTGAGGCCGAGTGCATCCAGCCCCTGCATGAAGTTTTTACCCTGAACCGTCGCGATCGAAAGTTCGCGCACCATAGCATTGGTTGCGCTGGCGGCGACTTCGGCAGGGGTGCCGAGCGTCAGGAAGGTGGAACCAAGCGCCGCGGCCTGCTTGTAATCCAGTTGGCTGGCAAGCCCGCCAACACGCTGGAGCACGTCGATAATATCAGCGCCTTTCGACTTCGCGTTATCGTCCAGATAGTTGATGGCGTCGCCCAACTGCTCAATATTCTGCGTGGGGATTTTATACAGCCCGGCAATTTTGCCGAGGCTTTCAGAAAGCTGATCGGCAGGAAGTTCGAAGGCAACCGAAGCCTTTGCCGCCATGCTGGCGAAAGATAAAAGATCAGCTTTTTGTTTTGCCCATGGATCATTACTATCAGCGACGCCCATTCGCGCGCCGCCTTCTACCAGCGCTGCGAAATCAACGGAGCCGTTAGCCATCGGCAGCTTTTCGCTGGCATCCATGATCGCCCGCTGCATTTCTTCATACTGCGGGGTGCGGTTCCCGCTGCCGTCACGTAAACCGTTTACCTGTTTAGCGACGCCCTTCATAGCGTCTTCAAGGCTGCTGTAGGATTTAACCGCAGCAGCAACAGGCGCGAGCGTTGCCGCACCCACGGCGGCGGTTTTCATTCCTCCGCCCATCATCTTGCTGCCGGTTTCTTTTGCGCGACTATAGCGGGCCTGTGCCTGGTTAACGGCATCAAGCCGCCGTTGTTGTTCAGCTAACTGGCGGTTGTATTGCGTAGTGCGCTGGTTGATCTGTTCCGTTGCCCGGCTGGCGCTGCTGATCGCAATGCCTTCGCTGTAGAAGCTGGCGCGCAGCTGGTTGAGCTGCGTCTGTTCGCCTTTCTGCTGTTGGGTTAATTGGCGGATGGCCGCACGCTGCTGATTGAGGGCGGCAACCTGTTCGGCACTGCGCTGGCGTAGCGGGCCATAAGCCGCCGCCATGTCACGCGCCTGCTCTTTCGCCTGGGCCAGTTGTTCCGTGGTTTTTTTATTGGCTGCGGTGAGGCGGTCAAAGCTGGTCGCCTGACGTTCAAGCCCTTTAATGCTGGATTTGGTTTGATTGATTTGAGAAGCCAGTGCGGCGGCGCTTTTGCGCGCCGCGTTGACAGGGTTAGACATATTATTCAGGGCGCTGAAAGCGACCTTGATATTTAAATTACGGTCTGCCATTTAGTGATCTCCACCACTGCGAGCAGCCGCCTGATCACGCCATAACAGTATTTCTTCTACCGTCATGGCATCCATTTCTACCGGCCGCCAGTGAAAAATGACGGCGATATCTGCCATCAGGTCTTCTATTCGTTCGCAGGGGCATCGGATGATTGGTTGCCCGTATCCGTCACGCTCTGATCCGAAGATGGTTGCAAAAAATCAACCACCGCGTTGGCTAACTGGCAAAAATCCCAGGTATCCATACGGGCAATTTCATCAGCGGTTAATGCTGGCGCCGTGACGCGAGGCAGAAGAATAACGAGTGCGTCATAGTTGGACGTCAGCACGTCATAGGCTTTCAAGCCGCGCAGTGATCCGGCCTGCTTAAGCACGGAAGTGATCGCCACTTCGGTGATTTTGGTCTTACCGCGTGTAATCGGCGCGGTAAGAATAACGGTATTTTCTTTGGTCTTGCTCATGGTGCCGGGTTTCCTTATAGGCCGATGTTAGCGCGGTGCTTTTCCAGCACGTCCACACCGTCAACTTTGTAGATCATGTTGAGCACATCAATTTCGATAATTTCTTCATTGTTGATGGTCAGCTTGTAATAGGTGTTTTTCAGGGTGTACTTATGCGAAGTATCATCCCCGACTTTTGCGGAACCGGGATCCAGTTCAGTGAAGCGGCCGCGCGTCTGAATTTCGCACGGCACGGCGTCGCCGGTAGCATCATCCTGATAAGATCCCGCAAAGCGCACCTGCATTCCGTCCGCAGTGGTTGCACCCCATTTCTTCATTAGCCCGGCATCCATACCGCCTAACGTGATATCCATATCCAGGGCGCCTGAATCGAAGCCCAGATCAACCGCAACAGAACCCGGCATACCGCCCGCCTGGTAATCTTCGGTTTTTTTGGTGAGTTTGGCGGGGGTAATTTCCGGCACCATGCCGAAGTAATTATCACCGTCAAAGAACACGTTGAAATATTTGAGTTTCTTAGGCAGTGCCATAAGCGCCCCCGGTTAGTTATTCACTGCGCTGGAAAACGTAGCGAAGTAGGTATCAGTAAACGTCTGGATCAGGCTGAGATTTTCCAGCGGCGGAACCGGCGTATAGTCGTAATTAATGGTCAGTTGACCATTGCGCAGAGTTTCAGTCGTGTTCGGTTCCGGGTCGTACCAGCAGCGGGCACCCAATAACTTGCCTTCCGTCACGTAGGCGGTCAGCTTTTTGTTGATACCGTCCACAATGTCCTTAACCAGCGACGGGGTAAGCGGTTTATCAACATAAGAGAAATGGGCCTCTGCGACGGTATCCGCAACAATCTGCGCGGTGCGGGTATAGCTTTCGAAAATGTACGTTTCCGAATCGCAGGTGCGGGATCCCCAGATGCGGTAACCGTCCTGCTTAATCAGCGTAGTAACGCCTGCCGCGTTCAGTTCGTCGGCATCGGTATCGGTGCCCTGTAACGTGAAATAGATATCCCGATCCATCCCCAGCACGTTATTGACAGGCACGTTAGAAATGGTTTTGTGCCAGCCCTGCGTTGCGTCGATTTTGGCGCGCATCCCAACAGCGTGGGCACCTATTGGCACGGTGAGATTGGCCCCGGCGATGGTGTCGTAGCAGATGAAGTTAGGCCAAAGCACCATCATTTCACGCTGTGCGAACTGTTCGCGGTATTCCTTCACTTCGGCGATCGTGTTGCACCCGTTTGCTGCCACGTAAGCAAAGGCGCGCAGCTTTTCGGCAATGACGCCGAGTTGTGCGGCCACCGCTTCCGTATCAAGCCCAGGAACAGCCAGAACACGCGGACGAACGCCTACGCGCATTTCGGCGGATAACAGCGCATACATGCCGGTAAATCGCCCGTTTGCATCGGTGCCGCCGATAACCAGTTGATCCTGTGTCGGTGCGGTGCCACCTTCTGGAGGTTCAATATTTGCAGCATCAGAAACGCGGATAACGATTGTCTGCGGGCTGGTCTGGTCTGAGATTGCTTTAAGGGTGGTAAACAGGGTGCCGGTTTTTCCTGCCTTGCCCAGCATGTTAGCCACGCGGGTGATCAGTACAGGAGTATCCAGCGGGAAAGCGTCTTCGTCTGCATCATCAGCGGTGCAGATAACGCCGATAACCGCCGAATCAATATCGGTGATCATCGTGCTAAGGTCGGTGTTTTCCTTGACGGTTACACCGTGATGGTAGTTAGTGGCCATGTATTTGCCTCGCCAGTTTAATAACTGCGAATATCATTACGGCATTGGCGGACTGATGCGATGAATAAGGGTTGTCGGCAACCTGCAACAATCGCGGGGCGTTGTTCATGCGCGCGCGTGTGGCGACGATGTACCCCATCATGATGAAGGGGTTGAAATGGACACGACAGAAAAACGATATTCACCGCGCCCGGCGTTCAGTATCGAAATTGAGGGTAAGCAACTTACGGCGCTGGATAACCGGTTGATTTCCCTTTCGCTGACCGATAACCGGGGCTTTGAGGCGGACACGCTGGATCTGACTCTGGATGATGCAGACGGGCAGGTAGCATTACCATCACGCGGCGCAAAGATATCGGTGGCGCTGGGCTGGGATAATGATCCGCTGGTTTTTAAGGGTGTGTATACGGTTGATGAAATCGGCCACGCTGGCCCGCCTGACCAGTTAACGATCAGTGCCCGAAGCGCAGATTTCCGCGATACCTTCAACGTGAAAAGGGAATATAGCTGGCACGATATTACCGTAGGGGATGTGGTCGCCAGCATTGCCAGCCGCTACGATCTGCGCGCGGGCGTCAGTGATGAACTGGCAAAGATAGAGATTGACCACGCCGATCAGACAAGTGAATCAGATATCAGCTTCTTAACGCGTATGGCGGAAATGCTGGGCGCGGTGGCGACCATTAAAAACGGTATGCTGCTGTTTATCACGCCAGGTAAGGGCGTGACGCAAAGCGGCAAGCCGCTGCCGGTGATCGAGATTGTGCGCTCAAGTGGCGATAAACACCGCTTTAATGTGGCCGACCGTGATGCGTACACGGGCGTAACCGCGTACTGGCTTGATCTCAACTTTGGCAAAAAGCCATCCACTACCGTGAAGAAAACCACCCGCAGGCACCAAGCCAGCTCGACCAAAAAGAAAGAGCCTGCATCCAGCAGCAAAGAGGGGGATTATCTGGCCGGAGCTGATGGTAATGTTTTTGTGATCCGCAAAACCTTCAAAACGGAAAAGGCGGCGAAGCGCGCGGCGGCGGCTAAATGGCGGGAGTTGCAGCGCGGGGCGGCTACGTTCAGCATTACCCTGGCGCGTGGCCGCGCGGATTTGTACCCGGAACAGCCCGCCAGCGTCTACGGTTTTAAGTCCACGATCGACAGTGGAAGCTGGACGATTACGCGGTGCGTTCATGACGTTGGTTCAGGTGGCTTTACTACATCGCTGGAACTGGAAGTAAAAATTGACGACTGGACAGCGGAGAGTGACGATTCAACGTCTTAAGCGTTATACTTGCGGTGATATTAACCAGTCCGAAAAGGAGGCCCGCGTATGGCAATGCGCTGTCCTCGCTGCCGTGCAGTTGCGAAAACTCGTACCAGTGTTGAGTTAAGCGACTTGGTACGGCGCAGCTATCACCAGTGTCAGAACATGTTATGCGGGTACTGTTTTACCAGCATGACGCAGATAGATGAATCATTAAACCAAACGCAACCAGTACCCGGCGCGATGGTTCCGCAAGATGTTTTCCCACGAAGCCACCACGGCGACGATCAGCTATCGCTGACACTCTAAAATAACCCGCCTGCGTGGCGGGTTTCTTATACCAGCGGCCCCTGATATTATTTTTCAACTCTAACAATGGTGCTTTAAGGTAGGGATATGAAAAAGTTAATCATGGTACTTGCGCTGTTTAGTCTTGTTGGTTGTAAGCCCGGTGCTGATAAAGCGGTAGAGCTTGGACAAAAGGAAGTTGCTTCAATGATGCGCGATCCTGATAGCGCTAAATTCAGATATGTGCGTTTCGTTCAAAAAGATGAAACTGCTGATGATGCTGTTATCGGTTACGTCTGTGGTCAAGTGAACGCAAAAAACGCGTTTGGCGCGTATGCTGGCTTTTCACCTTTTGAAATGGAACTGTCTATGAAGTCTAAGGGCTTTTTCTCAAAAGGGGTGACTTATACTGTTCTCAGCAAGCAATTGTATTCAGAGCCTGAGCAGCTTGATTTAACCGAGTACATTAAGAAGTGCGGCCCTGACCAATAG